ATTTTAACTCCAGCTCCAGGTAGGAACTCATGTTTTGCCACAGACATACCTATAACTGTAGAGTCATAGTCTATTTGCTTACGAATATCATCATAGTGATTTTCAGCAAACATCGTGTCAATCGCTTCCTCTTCTGCAATTTCAATTGCAGGTTTGTAGTTAAGGTTCATATAAAGAGATAGCTCCTCATCAGATGATGGAAGTTCATCAGGGTCCATAATAAATGGGTCTACTCCTGTCTGCTCTTGTATCGTAGTCAAGATATCTTTAGCGGCCATTTGCCCCTCTATCATATCTTGATACTTACTTCTTTTAGCTTGTGATAATGCGTCTTGAGCATAAGCTTTAACCTTAAACTCTCGGTCTTGCATACCGTTAACAACTATATCTACAAACTTTGGCAATATAGGAACTGGAGTCCAATCTAAGTTTAGATAAGACAAGTCTCCGTCTACCGCAATTTCATTTTTATATTTGGCTATTGATTGCTCTCCTCTTGCGTATAAACGCAGTCTGTGAAAGTCTCTCCATTGATTGTAGTATCTACACTGGTTTCCATCTTTTTTAAACCATTCATATTGAATAGCCTGTCCTATCTGTAAACCAAATTCGTCAGTTGCTTTTTCTGCATCAGAAACGAATTGACTTGGAAAGCCTGTAGATGCAATGTCTATTGTAACATCCTTCATCTATCTTATTAATTCACTTAAAGTTCCCTTATTTGTATACCTTGCAAAGTTAAGGTTTATTTTTGATTGTTTTTTCTCTACTTGATACATATGCCTTTGTGTAGCCATAATTGCTAATCCAGAACTAATACTAGCATCAAACTTAGTTCTGTTGCTTATATCAAATTTTGCCCAGTCCTCTAAAGTCCTGGTAAACAGCATATTGCCCATATCTCCAGACTCTCTAAATTGTCCATCAAAATCTATTCCTACATTTTTTTCTATGTAAGATTCAATTGCAGCTGCATGAGACTGCTTCACATCCTCAGAACTATTAGGTATTCCACCTAGTTCTTTCTCTGTTTTTGATAACTTGGATATGTGTTTGTCAGGTCTATTCATAGAGAAACCTCTATACCCTCTGTTTTTAAAATGGTATAGTAATCTAGGCTTATTGTTTTCCACTAGTATAGGCATACCATAAAATACACAGGCCATCAAAACTTCTTCAAAAAATATCTCAGCAGTCTGTGGTCTAGCCACATACTCCAAGAAAAATTCATTTGCAGGAGCTTCCTCCATACTAAACTTTGTCATTCCGTGTAATGCTCCATTAGAACCTCCACCTCCTACAGTTCCAGATATATCATATGAGTCGCATCCAAACGCTCCTATATGGTCGTTACCCGGAAACTTAATACCTCTTCTATCAATCACATTATTCTGTAAGCTTTTAGATGGTATCCAGCCAACTAAAAACCTTCCTCGTTTATCAGGACTAAAAGCTACCTTAGTATCTTTAATACCATTCTGCCAATAAAAGTTTCCTCTTGTTAAGTGATGCTCTAGTATTAAAGAGTCATTATAATCTATCTGCTGGTATATCTTTGTAAGATTAAAAAGAGAAGACTTACTCTCGTCTCTAAATGCGTGTGACTCTGTTCTAGGAAACTGTCTGTAAAATTCGTTCAGTGCATCTGCATCTGATTTTAATGAATCTACTTCAGCTTGCCAGTAGTCTATAGCTCCGTTAGTAATCCACTCTCCATCAACGCCTTTGCATTTTTCTTTTGGAGCCCTAAGAACAGGCTGCCCATATATATCTATAAATCCCTCCATGTTCATTTCCATAGGAATAAACAAAGAATACATACCGCTCTTAGTTTGTCCGTTTGCATTTCTTGTAGTTACATCAGAGTCTTCGTAAAGCTTCTTAAAATTACTACCACCCTTATCTAAAGCATTTGAGGTAGAACCCATCAAACACTTACCTATTATCTTACTACCTAACCTCAAACAAGTTTTAGTAACCCTCCAGTTGTTGAGGATGTTATTTGGCTTTATCCACTTACCACTTTCATCGTGGACTAACAACATAAGCTTTTCACCATCATAGGAGTTGTCATCTGTGTTCTTCCAGTCAATAGTGGTATCAAGACCTGTAAGCTCTTCATCAACACTATCGTACATATTTTTCTTTGTTATTTTAGATGCTGGTATCCTAAAAGCTAGTTCAGTCTTTGGTTTGTCCATACCATCTTGTATGGGCTTAAAAAAAAACGGAAGTCTATTAGATATAGGAACTACTTTATCGGTAAACATCTTTTTAGAATCCGCTCCCGTCTTTGACAGTATCCCTACCCTAGAATCTTTTGCTAGTGTTCCCGCATTTACACACTCTGAAGAACCCATAAACGAAAATCCTGAACGTCTAATCTTTAAGTATATCATTCCAAACGCTCGCTTATCTGCTTTACACGCTTCCCAAAAAATATAAAATATCCTGTTAGCTTCTCTGTAATCTGGATATCCAACATCAATTGCTGACCATTGTAAATACATATAATGTGAGCCAGTAATGTAAGTTGGCTTACCATTATTCATAAACCAATGCCCTTCTTCTCTGCTGTCAAACTCAGACTCAATATAATCAACCCATTTAGATTTAAATGGAGTTGGCATTTCGTTCCACTGAAATATAGAGTATATCCTAGATAGTTCTTTGGGAAGTTCTTGTCTTTCCCAATACTGTTCTGATTTAGTTTTAGACCTTGAGAAAGAATTTTTAGGAGCTACAGGCAAGCCTATCCTTAACCCTGATATTTCCACAACATCTCCGAGCGAACCATTTTTAGAAATACAAACAAAATCATATTTATCATTATATCCATACTGCCAGGTCTTGGCTCTATTTTTATTAGCCAATACACCTTTGGGTATGTATCCATCTAAAACTTTATAGATACTACTTTGAGCGTCTTTCTGCAAATCCTTGTTTTGTTTCAACTTTAGCGTCTGTGTTATTTGATAAGTTTATATTCTCCTGCTCCTGGTCTATCTTGTTTAATATATCAAAAGCATCAAATACAGCTAACTTCTTTGTAGCTGCTGCGTTCTTTAATCTATCTGCCGCCAGCTCATCTTCTGGGTCGTGCTTAATAATATCTTCCTTAGCAACTTTAATAAGCTGTTCTACAGCCTTTCTTCCTGCTTCAATTATTTTCTTCTTTAGTTCTTCTGATTTCATTTTGTTTTATTGCATTATCTAAATGAGCTTCTTCCCAGTGCATTCTATAATCATAACCACTAGTAAATGTTTTATCACACTGACTGCATTTAATAGTGTGTTTCATAAACACATTGTAATGTGATGGTCATACATTCTATATAGCTTCTGCCCATCTACATTAAATTCATATTCAGTATCTGGTCTAAATGTAACTAGGTCGCCTTCTTTTATACCATACTCTTGTAATGTTTTATTTATGTATTTTATTTTACCCATAAGCGGTTCTTCAGCAAAAGGCTTGTGTATATAAGATTCAGTAACTGGCACTGGCTCTACAAAACAATACTTATCATGGCAATGCCATTTATTGTTTTTATTATACATATAAAACTGTTGATTGTCTACAAAAAACAAATCATCCATAAAAAAACTTTTACCGCTCTTTTGCCTACCCTTCATGTCGTTGTAAAACTTAAATACATTATGATGTACTAAAAGAACATCTCCTGGCTCTATATCTCCATTATATCCTAAAGGGGTGGAAACTACAATAGCCTCTCTGTTAGAAGCTATATGGTTTTCTTCTGAGGTGCTAGTTATGAAATCTACACCTCCTATTTGTTTTGAGTTGTTATATCTTTTGCCCTTCTTGGGTTTTACTATAAAATAAAAAGGTGACCTCATTAAAAGTTTATATTATATTCTACAGAGATAGGCATAGTTGAATTAAACTCTTTCCATAAAAATATTTCATCTGCTTTTTGAATCCATATTTTTATTGAACCTTTCTGCTCGTCTTCTTTTATTAAATGTATGCTGTGTGAACCTCCAAGTATTTCTTGTCCTACAATATAGTGCATTGCGCTAGACTTATAGTCTGGACCTATTGATATCTTTCTAATCTGCATTGTATTAAATTTATTAATACAAATATAGCGATTATTTGCCTGGAAGTTTTACGCCTATCTTATCTGCCGTTCTAGCCCCGAAGTAGCCGCAAAGCACCCATGTCAGAAGAGAAGCAGTATCGGATGTTTCAAGTCCCATATACCATCCTCCTACATATGCTCCAACTAATACAATCAAAGTCAGCGGTCTTACATTTCTAGCAAGCCAGCTCTGGCTTCCAGAATCTGCGACCCAACGCCTAGTTACGCCATCTATTTCTGCGCGCTCGAGTCTAAGTTTTTCAAGAGCTATTCTTTTGTCTCCCTCGCTAAGCTCGTTGTTTCCGCTAATAAGTTCTGATATAACATTGCCGGGTAGTATGGCATCTCCTACAATTCCTAGTATTGAAGGTGCTTTTTGAATGAGAAACCTACCAACGCCAGTTTCTTTAAATGGTTTTTTACCCTTGCTCATATCACTCGATATGTGGTTTTCCCATTTATGCGCTCTGCTCTAAGGCAGCGCTTTCTATTTTCATCAGGATGTACATAGCTCACATGAATCCAGTCTGGATTAGTGTCATCACCAAACTCCCATATAAGCTGGTCAAAGCTTAAATTTTCTTTTATGTATTGATACATCTCCACATTTGTTTTATGTCCAAATGTATCGTCCAGGTCAATAGCTCTACCCTCACAATGTTGTGAGCGTGAGCTCCCACCGATAGCTCGGTTCAATTCTTCACATCTGTAAAAACTGTTGATTTTTATAGGTCCACCTACAAATTTTCTAAGAGGCTCGAAAACATTATAAGCAATGCCAACCATATTAGTAACTTCATAATCTCCTGGTGTATTGTCAATTCCTAACCGCAAAGCGGTATTAGATTTATTTCCTTCTTTATAAGATATATGTTCACTTATTCTTTCCATACATTAAGTACCATTTGTGTATAGTATAACCTATTGATACTAAAAGTAATAAAATTTTTAATATTATATCTATCTGAGTCATAGATACTCCTAAAACCAAACTGTTTATTCCCAATATTTTTATATCATTTATTGACATTACTTTCTGTTTTTACAATGTGATATACCACATCAATATTTAATAAAGCGCTATTTGTTTGTGTATATTCCATTTTATGCTATTGCTAAATAGATGTATGTTCCTGAACCATTATTCCAACCACCTGATGCTCCATTAACAGTAAATCCATCAGAATTAAAAGATACTGCACCTGCATTGCTTAATTCTTGACTTGGGATGTCAGGAAATAAACTTCCATTAACTCCTCTTACACTATCTACAATAACCCAATTATCTGCAACATCTGTTCTTTTTACAAGTAGCCATCTTGGTTCAAAACCACCTGTACCGCTTGGTGTTCCATCGTCTGTTGTGTATGTTCTATTTCCATTTAATCCTGTTCCACTATAAGTGCCTATCCTCTGATAATCATCTACTGAATGGAAAAGGTAGGTTATCATATTATTATTACCACTTTCATTTGAAAAATTAGATACGCTAAAAACAGAATCAGTTGGAGATGTATTGTTCCAAAATTGTGAAAGCCCTGTATCAGCCCTATCATCTAAATTAAGATAAGCGCCTCCTGTTGCTCCAATAGCACTATGATATACAAGCCAATTTCTCGGATTAGAGGTATCTTTAAGTATAAACATTTCAGGGGGAGAAGATAACCCGTGTCCTATAGTTGCGCCTACTGTTCCGTTTGAACTCCACTTCACAATACTAAACCCTGCATCTCTATTAGCTGATACTCCCCATCCTGTTGTTATTGTTCCTGCAGTAATACCTGCACCACTTGCAGTAGAATCTGAAGTTACAGTACCACCTTCTAATACATTAAAGGTATTTGCTGCACCTGCGGCTCTCCAACACCAAGCGACGTAAGTTTCATCATCTGTATTTAAGGCATTATTTGCTCCTGTTGTAAATCCATTAGAATCAAAAGAACTTAATGCATTTGTTTTTATAGATTCTATATTTGTCTTATTAGAAACTATTTGTTTTTGTACACCTCTAACAGAGTCAAAAAGGACATTATCTTCTGTATTACTTCTTCTTTTAACCCAAACCAAATCAGGTTGGAATGGAGTTCCCTGATATCCTACATTAGTATCAGTTCCTGAATAAACACCACCTGAATAAGTAATATCCGTTGGAGTTCCATCGTAAGTTCCGTAAGAATCAACAGAATTACCATCTAGTTTGTACCAAGCAACAAGGTTAGTAGTTGGTATTTGACTTGATTCTTCATATAGTTTCTCAACGTCTGTGCTACTTAATGCTGATGAATATATTCTTACTTGGTCTATTGAGCCATTTGTATAACTACTAACAGTTCCCGTTACATCTATAGCACCAATTAAAGGTGTTACTGTTATTGTTCCTGCTGATGTATAAGAAAGTGTGTCAACAGGTGTAGTATTTCCATCAAGATAATATTTTGCAGTAGTACCATCTAAAGTAAGTACAACATGATGCCAATTCCCATCTAAAAGATTTGATGCGGATATTGAGTAGCTATTTTGACTATCCCCTGCACCAATCCAAAAGTTGGAATTTCTAACTCCAAAATAAAACCTGTTTTGAGTTGGACTCTGACCACCAAAGAAAGCTGATTGTGTTCCTGTTGTTGTTTTTACCCATAAAGAAACGCTACCCTCATTTGATGTAATGGTGGATATGTTTGTATCTATATAACTACTCCCATTAAAGACAGCAGCTTGTTCAAAGTTACTGCTGTATGAATTGCCATCTAACTCATATAAAGCAACACCCGAACCATCATCAAATATATCCGTAGTGGATTTGGTGGTAGATGAATAGCTGTTTTCTGCGTAAAGAGAAGCAACACTAGCTGTACCTGTTTCAGGAAGTGCTGTGTTTAAGAATCTTACTTGGTCAAGTTTTCCATTAAAAGGATTTGCACCACCAAAACCTGAACCCAAAGTTAGTTCTTTGGTTCCGAGGCTAAAACTTGGATTTGATGTGCCTCCATTACCTGTACCATCTTCAGCACCATCAATATAAATAATTTGGTCTCCATTTGAGGCATCAAACACAGCAGCAATATGATGCCAGTCACCGTCATTTACCGCACCTGTTGAAGTTGTTATTG